GCTGCTTCTTCCGCGCAGTATGCGACGGTTAAAGTTTCTAGTTTGGCGGTCAACTCAACGATTACTGCACCATCAAGTAACCGTGCCTATCGGGTCATAAACGCAGACTCAACTTACACCCTGACCTTCAAAGCGTCTGGTCAGACAGGGTTTACTTTCTATCCCGGGCAATCCGGGTTAGTCGCATTTAATGGTACAGACTATGCACCCGTGGGGGTTGTGCTAAATCAAGCACAAACATTTACAGCCGCCCAAACAGTAAGAGAGGCTCCTACACAAGATGGTGTAAAACTTGAAGGTCGGGCTGGTGGTAGTGGTAGTTACGCCGTTACGCTTACTCCGGCCATTTTGGGAAGCAATATTACTTTGCAATTACCGGCCGTTAACGGGACAGTTGCTTTAACGTCTCAATTAGGTGCAAATAGTTTATATAGCAGTGTATTTGGCGCTAACGCATTTGGTGGGTTTTAATAATGGAAGACAAAGCCCACGAATTAGCAGTCTTAAAAGCGCAAGCCAGAATCCGGCTTGAAGAACTTAAGGCCCAAGACTCTGCCAAAGAAGTTGCTGGCAAAGCGATTGGTGAAGATGGACTGCTGTACATCTTTTTGATTGTTATTGTGGGCGTTGGTGCGTCTCTATTCCTAGAAGGCGAAAAGATTGCTGCTGTTATGGGTCTTCTTGGTGCTTCACTTACTGCACTTATTCAAATGCTGAATGGAATTGCAGGCACTGCACCCAAGCAGGAAAAGCCTGAATTTGAAGTCATCAAAGACTTAATTACACGCCTTGATAAATTGGACCGTGCCGAGCCACCCATGCAGGTTGATGTTGAAGGCAGCAAGGTCACGGTCAAGAAAGGTGCTGACATCGTAACGGCTAAGGGGTAATTATGTTTGAGCTACTGGGCGGTGGTCTTTTAGGATCTATCTTCGGCGGCATCTTTCGCCTTGCCCCTGAAGTACTCAAGTTTTTGGACAAAAAGAACGAGCGCCAACATGAGCTATCCATGTTCCAGCTTCAGACCGACCTTGAGAAGATGCGAGGCGAGTTCAAGATGGAGGAGAAGTATGTTGACTACTCTATCCAGCAGATGGACACAATTAAAGAGGCATTTAAGGAACAGGCCCAGACCGCAAAAGAGGCTGGCTGGTTCGCTAGCTTTATCACTGCTGTTACCCGCCCCGGTCTTACTTGGATTGCATTTGGTGTATATGTGGCTGTCAAAGCTGCTGGTCTGACGATTGCTTTCCAGACCAACGCAAACTGGGCTGAAGTCCTAACCAAAAGCTACGACGAGGATGATTTCGCCATGCTGAACATGATGTTAACGTTCTGGTTTGTAGGGCGGTCTATAGAGAAATACAACAAATCGTGAATGAAGCTAAGAAGCTCTGCAAGGATGTACTGATCAAGCCCTTTGAAGGGCTGGCAAAGCGTTTGCCTGACGGACGAGTTCAAGCCTATCCCGACCCCGGAACCCGTGGACATCCTTGGACAATCGGTTGGGGAGCCACTGGCCCTGAGATTAACCCCGGCACAATCTGGACGATGCAGCAGTGTGAAGATGCACTGGATCATCACGTTGAATACTTTCTCAGGGGTCTGTTTAAACTTTCCCCAAAGATTCAAACCGAACTGCCAAGACGCATTGCCGCCGTGACTAGCTGGGTCTACAATTGTGGCTTAGGAAACTATCGGGTTTCCACGTTCAAGAAACGTATTGATGCGGGTGACTGGGATGGTGCAGCAGACCAATGTATGCTCTGGAACAAAGCTGCCGGTAGAGTTCTCCCCGGTCTCACGCGTCGCCGTGCAGCAGAAGCTGCCCTGATGAGGTGACCCGTGCCATTATCAAAAATTCTTTACAAACCGGGAGTTAACCGAGAAAACACGCGATATACCAATGAAAGCGGTTGGTATGTGTCTGACAAGGTTAGGTTTCGTCAAGGCACCCCAGAAAAAATTGGCGGCTGGGAGCGCATCAGCGGGGAAACTTTCTTAGGTATTTGTCGGGCGCTATGGAATTGGGTAACGCTTGCAGGCGAAAACCTGATGGGGGTTGGCACTAACCTTAAGTATTATATTGAGCGAGGTGGTGCTTATAACGACATCACGCCCATACGAACAAGAGACTATAGCGTCACGTTAACCAACCCTTTTGATACGGTTAACACGTTTAATACCGTAACGGTTAATGACAACGCTCATGGTGCTCAGGCTGGCGACTTGGTTTATTTCACAGGTGCAAGTGCGGTAGGTGGTATACCGGCTGCCGAATTAAACACACGGCACGTTATTACATCAATTACCAGTGCGAACGCTTATGTCATTACGGTAACTAGTTCGGCTACGTCAACCGTAACAGGGGGCGGCGGGACAGTAGTGGCTCAGTACTACATCGATACCTATCAACTAGGGTCAAACCCATTTGCAACGACAAGCGGTTTGCCCACGGTGGTTGTAACAGCTAATTCACACGGTGCTTTAAACGGTGACTTTGTAACATTCAGCGGTGCATCAACAGTTGCTGGGCTTAGTTTAAACAACGAATATCAGATCACCTATATTGATGACAATAGTTATTCAATCACTGCATCTTCTAACGCAAGCTCAACCACCACTGGTGGTGGGTCAAGTGTCCTTGCTGAATACCAAATTAATACGGGGCCATCCGTACAAACGCCATTGGCTGGATGGGGCGCTGGGGCTTGGGGTGTAGGCCTTTGGGGAGAAGGGCAGGCGGGTAATGATTCGCTAAGACTATGGTCAGCTAGCAACTTCGGGGAAGATTTAGTCTTCGGGCCTCGCGGCGGGAATATTTATTACTGGAACGGAGCCGGGAGCATCACGGATCGTGGTGTTGCTATCCAGACATTGGCTGGAGCCACAGATCCTCCCGTTGTTCAAAACTTTGTTTACGTTTCAGACATCTACCGGTTTGTTATTTGCTTTGGGTGCAATGATGTTGGCTCGGCAACTCAAGACCCGATGCTTATTCGCTGGTCAGACCAAGAGTCTGTAACAGATTGGCTACCAACAGCAACTAATCAAGCGGGGTCCATACGACTTTCGCATGGTTCAAAGATCATTACATCGATCCAGACCCGTCAGGAAATCGTTGTTTTCACTGACTCTTCGCTGTATTCGCTTCAGTATCTTGGCGCTCCTCTTGTTTGGGGCGCACAGCTTTTGGGTGACAACATATCTCTCATGGGTCCAAACGCAACGGCTATTGCGTCAGGCACTGTCTTTTGGATGGGGCGTGAAAAGTTTTACGCCTACACGGGGCGTATTGAAACGCTCAACTGCGACTTGCGTAAGTATGTATTCAATGACATTAACTTACAACAAACAGAACAGATCTTTGCAGGGACCAACGAAGGATTTAATGAAGTATGGTGGTTCTACTGCTCATCAGAATCGCAGACGGTGGACCGATATGTTGTATACAACTACCAAGAAAAGATCTGGCACTACGGCACGATGGCAAGAACGGCATGGATTGACTCAGGACTGAGGGACTACCCGCAAGCGGCCACCTATTCCTACAATCTTGTTAATCATGAAAAGGGTACGGATGACAATGAAACAGGCACTGTGACAGCTATCAACGCTTACATAGAATCTGCCGAGTTTGATATCCAAGATGGTCACAATCTTGGGTTTGTTTATCGCATCCTGCCTGACATTACGTTTTCTGGATCAACAGCCACAAGTCCTTCAGTAACTATGACGCTGATTCCGATGATGAACTCGGGTTCCGGGTATAACAACCCGCAGTCATTAGGAGGATCAAGTTCTGCTGCGGTAACACGCACATCAACTACGGTGATTGAACAGTTCACAGGTCAAGTATATGTCCGGGTTCGCGGAAGGCAGATGATCTTTAAGATTGAAAGCACTGATCTAGGTAATGCTTGGCAGTTGGGCGCACCAAGGATTGACATCAGACCGGACGGTCGGGCGACAGGGCGTGGCGCATGAGGCTAGATAATCCAGCACCGCCTAATCTACCGCTTGCCCCGGAAGAGTATGAGCGTATTTACTTTGAGTCATTAACAAACGTCTTGCGTTTGTACTTCAACCGTCTTGAAAACATCACGCGAAATTTGCTTGGTATAGAGGGTGGTAGGTTTATCAACTTTCCTTATGGGGCGTTCTACGACACCACGGATCAGACGGCAGCTTCAACGACGACAGCGTATGCAATTAGTTTAAACAGCACCACGGTATCAAACACAATAAGCGTTGAGAATAGTTCGCAGATTACCTTTACCTACGAAGGGATTTACAATATCCAGTTCAGCGTTCAGTTGGTAAACACTGATAATGCCGCGCAGGACATAGATATTTGGTTTAGGAAAAACGGGACAGACATTGCCAACTCAAATAGTCGCTTTGGCCTTGCACCGCGCAAATCTGTATCAGACCCGTTTCACGTTGTTGGAAGCTTAAACTTTATTGATTCGTTTGCTGCCGATGACTATATTGAGTTGTACTGGTGTACGACCAGTACAAGTGCTTATATTGAAGCTTATACCGCCGGTACTACACCAACCAGACCGGCTATCCCGTCAGTGATATTGACGGCAACTTTTGTTTCTTCAGTACCGGAGTAGGTCATGGATGATTTTGAAAATGATATCTATGGTGGCGTTACAACCGATGACATTACCGGTGCGGTCAACGATCCTAATTATGATTCAAACTGGAGTCCTGTTGCTGGCGTAGATGACTTATCTAACCTCCTAAGTACCGGAGGAACTTCTCCTGCGTCTTCTAATTTCCTATCTCGATTATTCAGTGGGAATATGACATCCGGCGATAAGGCAGGCACCATGTTAGGTCTTGGTGCTTTAGCGATTGCCCAATCTTTAGCCAATAAACCACCAACGATCAAACAACCTGTCTATAAACAAGCACCTGTTTATAACCGTGCTTTAACCGCACCAATGTATGGGTTAGGTTACTTAGACCAAAGAACCGGCAAACAGGTTGGTATGGGGATGCCATTATTCTTTAATCCCAATCCATTCCAGTTTGATCCGACAGAAGCAGCCAAACGCTACGGTCCATCCCCGCAAGAAATTGCTGCGGGGCAACAAGTCTATATGCAGAAGATGTCTGACTTGTATACACCAAGACCTGTGCCGGATGTACAAATGACAGGCTCCCCGCTCACTCCAACCACACAATCTGCTACGCAGCAGACCACCACGCAGCCTGCCACACAACAGGCTGCTATGACAGTACCCGCAGAAACCGGTATGGCCGGTGGTGGTTTCCTTAAAGGAAGAGGCGATGGGATGTCTGATGAGATCAAGGCAACCATCAATGAGAAACAACCGGCACGATTAAGTGACGGTGAGTTTGTTATCCCTGCGGATGTGGTTGCTCACCTTGGTAATGGTTCTTCTAAGGCTGGCGCTCAAAAGCTGTACGACATGATGGCGCGGGTAAGGAAAGCTAGAACAGGGAAAACAGAACAAGCACCAGAGATTAACCCGAACAAGTTTGTATGAAACAAGAGCTAGAGTTTCACTGGCATCGTTGTAAGCCCTACATTCAGGACGCACTGGATGCTGCTGGAAATCTATTTATCTTGAGTGATGTTTGGGCTTTAGTTGAATCAGGTAAAGCTCAATTCTGGCCCGGATTTGAATGTGCGGTAGTGACTGAAGTAAATGACTATCCGCAAAAGCGTGTCTTGAATGTATGGCTGGGTGGTGGGAAACTAGAGGAAATCCTGACAATGGAACCGCATATCCGACAGTTTGCCAAGAACAGTGCATGTGATTTGATCTTGATCCAAGGACGCCCCGGTTGGA